CAGTGCAGTTTAATAGGAGTATATAAATGGCAACAATAGACCAATTTAAAGCAAACCTAATCGGCGGTGGCCCAAGAGCTAACCGATTTAGAGTGTTTGTACCTCGTGCTGGTCAGAGATTAGAATTCTTGTGTACCGCAACTAAGATACCTGAGAGTACAATTAATACTATTAGTGTACCTTTCAGAGGTCAAAATTTGAAACTTGCTGGTGATAGAACATTCGCTGACTGGTCAATTACGGTTATCAATGACCTAGACTTTTCAACAAGAACTGCTCTTGAAGCATGGTCAAATGACATTGCATCTTTATCAACTACAGACTACTTGCTATCACGTGCATTTGTAGAACAATTACACAAAGATGACTCCGTCCTTGCGAGATATGAATTCTTCAACATGTTCCCAACATCAATCGGTGAGATTGCGCTATCAAGTGCAGAAGCATCTGAAGTTGAGACATTTGAGGCAGGATTCACTTATTCTCACTGGGAAAGAGTTCTTTAATAAAACAGTGAAAAACTACCACATATTGGTGGTATAAATATTAGTATGGATATATTTGGGTTTGAAATTACTCGTAAGAAAGACGAGTTAAGAGTCAAAGAGGCACCAAACGCTAAGTCGTTTGTACCTTCTCTAGAGGATGACGGTACCCCCGTCATTCAACAACAGAGTGGGTTCATTTCAGGCGGAGCTTATGGTGCTTATGTTGACATGGAAGGCGGCATTAAGAATGAGGCAGAACTCATTCGAAGATATCGTGAAACATCTTTGGTGCCAGAATGTGATTCTGCAATCGAAGATATTATTAATGAGTGTATCACGTCTGATAGTTCAGATAGAATCGTGACGCTCGACCTCAGAGATGTGAAACTCTCTGATAGCATCAAGAAAAAGATGCAAGACGAGTTTAGTCACATCTTATCTCTAATGAAGTTCAATCAGAACTCTCATGAATTATTCAGAAAATGGTACGTAGATGGAAGAATATACTTCCATAAAGTCGTTGATGGCAAGAGACCCAAACTTGGTATCGTTGACGTAAGAAATGTTGACCCTCTTAAAATTAAGAAGGTCAGAAACGTAGAAAAAGAAAAGGACAAGAAGACAGGAATAGACCAAGTCAAGAAAATTGAGGAGTTCTATGTCTTCAACGATAAGGGTTTTGATAAATCCTCATCACAAGAAGGACATGTTGTAAAGATTGCACCTGAAGCAGTGACATACACTACTTCGGGATTATTAGATTACACTAAGAATGTTGTAATCGGTTATTTGCATAAAGCATTGAAGACTGCAAATCAGTTGTCAATGATGGAGGATGCACTTGTTATATACCGTATATCAAGGGCTCCCGAGAGAAGAATATTCTACATTGACGTAGGTAACCTTCCTAAAGCAAAAGCAGAACAGTATTTGTCTGAGGTAATGAACAAGTATAAAAATAAACTTGTTTATAATGCAGACACTGGTGAAATCAAAGATGACAGAAAACATATGAGTATGTTGGAGGATTTTTGGTTACCAAGAAGAGAGGGTGGAAGAGGAACAGAAATTAGTACACTTCCTGGCGGTCAGAACCTTGCTGACATAGATGATATAGAATACTTCAAGAAGAAACTATATCAGTCACTAAACGTACCGTCAACTAGAATGGAAGCAGATAACGGATTCAATATGGGTCGTGCTTCAGAAATTTCTAGAGATGAACTTAAGTTTAATAAGTTTACAAACAGATTGCAGAAGAAATTTGCTAGAGTGTTTGTAGATATGTTGAGAACTCAATTAGTTCTCAAAGAAATAATGACAGTGGAAGAGTTCGATAAGAACAAAGACTTTCTACAATTTGATTTTGCAACGGACAACCACTTTACAGAGTTGAAAGATGCAGAGATTATAAGAGAAAGACTTGATACACTAAGTCAGGCTTCAGAGTATGTTGGTAAGTATTACTCAGACGAATATGTCAGAAAGTATATACTAAGACAAACTGAAGAAGATATAAAGGTCATTGATGCTCAAATCAAATCCGAAGGTGGAAGTGATGACGGCGGAGATGATGAAGATAATTTTGGAGGCTTTTAATAAATGAGCGAAATAGCGAAAACAATCGTAGACCAAATACAAGATGGTCAGTTACAGGATGCAAAGGATTCTATCAATGATGGAATCAAACAAAAAGCTGCAGAAGTTGTGGACATGAAACGTGTAGAGATGCAAGTTGATTGGATGTCACAACCACAGGAAGGTTAGTATGAAAACCTTTTCATCAATCTCTAGCGAGTTGAGGGAAGCGAAGTACACCATTCCTGCTGGATTCTTTCCTATGAGAAGGAATACATTGAGATTTTGTGGAGAGTCAGTTGATGTGGCATTTGTTGTCAGAAAAGGACTCACACATATAGTTTTAAACGGCAACGTCTTAGAGGAGTCCTACGAAGACCTCAAGGTGGCTGAGAGAGAATTTAAACTTATCCGACATATGATGGAAGAGATGGTGAAAGAGGATATACCTTTTGGAGAAATTATAAATGAAATTAATATCAGAGTTTAATGATTACAGTGTAACCCCTGTTATTATAGAACAGAACGAGAAGGGTGAGAAAGAATACTTTATTGAAGGTATTTTTATGCAATCTGAAATCAAAAACAGAAATGGTAGAGTATATCCTAAAGAAGTAATGGAAAAAGAAGTTAACCGTTACGTTAAGGAATTTGTTGAAAAGGATAGGGCATTCGGTGAGTTAGGACATCCTGAAGGGCCAACAATTAATTTAGATAAAGTGTCACACATGATTACATCTTTAGAAGAAGATGGAAATAATTATGTGGGACGTGCAAAGATTTTAAGTACACCAAACGGTCAGATAGTAAGAAGTCTTATCAGTGACGGTGCTAAGTTGGGTGTTTCATCAAGAGGTTTGGGTTCGCTCGAACAGAAGGGTGGCGCTCAATACGTAAAAGACGATTTCCAACTTGCAACGGCAGGTGATATCGTTGCAGACCCATCCGCTCCCGAAGCTTTCGTTGAAGGTATTTATGAAGGGGTAGAATGGGTAATGGAGAATGGTATATTGAAGGCGGTAGATATGGAAAGGATGCAAAATGAGTTAAAGACTGCATCACTAAATAATCTTGAAGAAACCAAACTTAATCTATGGAAAAAGTTTGTTAAAAACCTATAATATATAAATAAAAAAGTAAACTCAAACAGGAGATAAACATGGCAGAGTTAGAAAATAACCTAGAAACAGTATTAGAGGCAGGTCAGCCTGACGCTAAAGCTGAGAAGGGAGATTCAAAACCAGTCAAACAAGGTTCATCTGATGCCGAATCAATCGAGGCAGGCAAAGTTGAAGTCGTTAAACCTGAAGAAAATCCTGTTGACAAAGCAGTTGACTCAGTAAAGAAGGCAGAAAATGTTAAGGCAGTCAGTGGTGACGCCCCACAAAAGAATGCTAGTAAACCTGATGCTCAACCTAAATTGCAAAAAGTTAAAGAAGAAGAAGAGTCAGAAGAGTCTACTCCTTCTAAAATGGAATCAATAAAAGCTATCGTCAACACTATGAAGGAAATGACAAAGGAAGAACTTCAATCAGTCTTTAGTGGATTGACAGAAGAAGAAGTTGACGAAAGTTTGACAAAAGCAGAACAAGCAAGAAAGATTGTTGATACTTTAAAAGGTATGGACGAAGAGTCGGTCGCTGAAATGTATGGCAAGATGAAGAAGAAAGAAGAAGTAGAAGAAGAAGTCGCTGAAACAAATGTTGAAGTTGATGAAGAAGTTTCTGCTGAACTAGAGTCTTCACTCGTTGAAATTGAAATAGATGACGACCTATCCGCAATTTCAGAAGCGCTAGAACTTTCTGAAGAAAATGCTGAAAAGGCAAAGACTATCTTTAAGGCTGCTGTAACTTCAAAAGTTGCAGAAATTAAAGAATCACTTGAGTCACAGTACTCAGAAGAATTACAAACCACAGTAGAAAAAGTTAAAGGTGACCTTGCGGAATCCGTAGACAAGTATCTAACATATGTTGCAGAAGAGTGGACGAAAGAAAATGAACTTGCAATTGAACGTGGTTTGAGGTCGGAAATGACTGAAAACTTTATTGAAGGTATGAAAACATTGTTCGTAGAACATTATGTTGACGTTCCTGAAGATAAGTATGATGTTATTGATGAACTCGCAAATCGTCTCGATGAGATGGAACAAAAACTTGACGGTGAAGTAAATAGAAATATGGATGTCACTGAAGAGTTGGATACACTCAAAAGAGCAAACGTGATAAGAGAGGCCTGCGAAGACCTATCCGAATCACAAAAAGAGAAACTAGTTTCACTTGCAGAAGGAGTAGACTTTAAGACTGAAGAAGATTTCGCTGAGAAAGTTTCAGAAGTTAAGAATGCATACTTCCCTGTAGATGGTGAAAAACTAGTTGAAGATACTGTTGTTGAAGAAGGTACTGGTGTTATCTCTGAGGAATCAGACGAACCAAGACTTGCACCTGAAATCGCAACATATGCTAACGCATTATCTAAACTAAAACCATTAGGTTAATTTAAAGGAAAATAAAAATGTTTCAATCAGAAAACTTACAAGAAAAGTGGGCGCCAATTCTAGAGCACAGCGATTTACCAAAAATCGATGACAACTACAAGAAAGCGGTTACTGCAGTAATTCTTGAAAACCAAGAAAAGGCTCTTAAAGAAGATAGAGCAACTCTTGAAGAAGCTGCACCTTTAAATGCTACTGGGGCACCTATTTCTAACTGGGATCCGATTTTGATTTCATTAGTAAGACGTGCTATGCCAAATCTCGTTGCTTACGACATTTGTGGCGTTCAACCAATGACTGGCCCAACTGGATTGATTTTTGCTATGAAAGCAAGATATCATGACGATGTAAACGCTGTTAGAACTGCAGAATCAGAGGCGCTTCACGGAGAAGCAAGAACTGGTTACTCAGCAACAAATCAAACAGACTCTACTACAGTTGGTTCAGACCATTCAGGCGACCCTTTCAACAGTTCATATGCCTCACAAACTACAGGTGGAATGAATACAGCTAGTGCAGAAGCACTAGGTGATGCTTCCAACAATCAGTTTGCTGAAATGTCATTTACTATTGAGAAGGCTACTGTAACTGCCAAATCCAGAGCATTAAAAGCTGAATATACACTAGAACTTGCACAAGACCTTAAAGCAATTCATGGTCTTGACGCTGAGTCAGAACTCGCTAACATTCTATCATCTGAAATCCTTGCTGAAATCAACAGGGAAGTAATCAGAAGCGTAAACAACCAAGCAAAAACTGGTGCTCAAGGCACTGCTTCTGCTGGTACTTTCAACTTAGATGTTGACGCTAACGGTAGATGGTCAGTTGAGAAGTTCAAAGGTCTATTGTTCCAAATCGAAAGAGAATCAAACTTCATCGCTAAAGATACAAGAAGAGGAAAAGGTAACTTTATCCTTTGTTCATCTGATGTTGCTTCTGCTCTTTCAATGGCAGGTGTATTAGATTACACTCCTGCTTTATCAACAAACTTGTCTGTAGACGATACTGGTAATACTTTTGCTGGTGTTCTAAACGGAAGAGTTAAAGTCTATATCGACCCTTATGCAAGTGCCGATTACATGACTGTTGGTTACAGAGGTTCAAATCCTTATGACGCTGGTATGTTCTATTGCCCATACGTTCCATTACAAATGGTACGTGCTGTTGGTGAGAACACATTCCAACCAAAAATCGGATTTAAGACAAGATACGGTATGGTTTCAAACCCATTCGTTGACACAGGTAACGTACAGGACAGAGATGGTCTTGCTACTGCTGGTCTTAACCAATACTACAGAAAAATGGCTGTTTCTAACATCCTATAAATCTGAAGTAATTGATTTTAAAAGGTCTCTTCGGAGACCTTTTTTTTTACCTAAATATAAGTATGGAAAATAAATATTATAAAGATGTGAAGGTTTTGGAAGGCCCATGGGCAAGAGGAATACTATGTTCAGAGTGTTAGCATTCCTAGTTTATCGTTTGTTGAAGTAAGTGTACCAACAAGGATTGGTGTTAATGCTTTCTTCCCAGGCGATAAGGTTGAGTTTGGTAATCTAAGTGTATCATTTATTGTGGACGAAGATGTGTCTAACTATAAAGAGATATATGATTGGATGGATAGTATCATTCCTATATCAGACACAGTAGACTTCAGTACACTAACTGGTACTGAGAGAACTAATCTAGGTCAATTAGCAGATATCAATGATGACCTTCAACAATACTCACAGATTACACTAGTCACTAACACTAACAAAAACATCCCTAACAGATTTTTTAAATTCTATGATGCATTCCCTATATCGTTGAGCGGTATAGACTTACAAAGTGGTTCAGATGCTGAACCAGCTATATGTACAGTAGAGTTTAGGTTTACACATTTCGATATAGAAACCACTAGTTAATATCACCTTTTCGTGATATAATATATACATTATGACTTTAGATGAATTAAAGGCCCAATGGGCATTAGATTGTGAAATTGATGATATTGAATTGGACAATGCATCTCTCGAAGTTCCAAAACTTCATGCTAAGTACCAAGACCAACTCACTAATAAATTACTAACACTCAAAAATTGGGAGTTCAAATATGATGAACTTCTCAAAGATAAGTGGTTGTGGTATAATGGTAAGATGGATTCAGATAGAATCAAAGAACTGGGATGGACAGATGACCCATTCGATGGTCTTAAGATTATGAAAAGTGACATGCAATTCTTTTACAATTCAGACTCAGACCTCAGAGAAATTAAAGCTAAAATTGAATACTTAAAAATAACCATCAACTTCCTAAAAGATTGTATGCAAAATATCACTTGGAGACACCAAACGTTTAAGAATACAATTGATTGGAGAAAATTTATGGCAGGTCAATAAGATGATATTACGAAACAATATGTGCATTATCGAAAATGCATTTACAGACGATGAAGTCGAACAGATAAAACGAGTTGCAAAAGGTCAAGAAGAAGTTACAGCAATGATTGGAGACCCTGGCTCTGGTGGTGCAGATGATGCTAAAGTACGTTCGGGGAAAGTTAAATGGTTTATGAATCAAAATATGCAGAACTCAATTCCCGATGTGTATGATAAATTATTTAAACTTATAGAAGAAGCGAATGCAAGTTCTGAATGGAATCATAAAATTGAATTTGTCGAGAATCTTCAATACACCATATACAATGCTCCCGCTAAGACCAAAAGGAAGAAAGGAGACTTTTACACTTGGCACACTGATAGCGGGCCAGAACCTTTACCAAATGGTAAGATACGTAAATTAAGTTTATCAGTTCAATTGTCAGACCCCGAAGAATATGAAGGTGGTAATTTCCAATGGTTAGAACCTACTGAACTATTAAACGGTATGGGGAAAGGTCTTGGGATGAGGTTGGATATGAATCATGCTGTTCGAACAGTACCATTCAGTGGCAAAGCAAAAGGGACATGTATCATATTCCCATCCTTTACATATCACCAAGTAACACCAGTGACACATGGAACACGTGAAGCTCTAGTGGGATGGTTTGCTGGCGACACATATGTCTAACATTGTAAGAGTAGAGAAATGTGATGAAGTATTTCTAAGAGTCCATTGTGATAAAGGACTTTCTAGAGACTTGTTTGAATTTTTCTCATTTACTGTACCCAATGCCAAATTTATGCCGTCATATAAGAATCGTATGTGGGACGGTAAGGTACGACTCTTCTCAATCAAAACAAACAAAATTTATATAGGATTACTTCCATACATCGATGAGTTCTGTAGAGAACGAGGATTTGAGTTTGAAGGTGTCCAAGATGTTATAGGTGAGAAAACTAGAATAACAGATGAAGATGTAGACTTCTTTATCAATGGAGACGATTTAATTCCAGGCTTGGGACTTCCGTTTGCACCAAGAGATTATCAAATAGATGCATTTAAATCTACAGTACAGTATGGTAGACAGTTATTATTATCTCCTACTGCTAGTGGTAA